CTGCTGGCCCGCCCCGACAAGCCCGCCATCGCCGCCGAGGCGCTGACCAGCGAACGCGCCTTCGAAGCCTGGCGCGATGACGTCGACGACTGGGGCACCGCCAACGCCGGCACCATCGATCGCGCCTGCTGGTGGCTGGCCGACGCCGGCCTGAAGCTCGATTGCCGCCCCCGCCCCGCCGCACAGGAGAAGTGAAGATGGCGATCCCCTACCTCCAGACCACCTCCGCGGGCCGCCGTCTTCAAGCGCTCATCGACTGGCTGACCGCCGGAACAGACCCCATCGCGGTCCGCACCAGCTTTGCCGCGTCCGGCCTGGCGCCCCTCACTGCCACGCTCAATGCCGTTGCACAGTCCAACCCGTTCACCCCGGCGACCGGCCGCCCATTCAACGTCACCCATCGTCGCAGCAACGATTTCGTCGGCAGTTACCAGCTTGAGCGGAAGTTCACCGGCGATGTGAACTGGTACATCGTGCTGGGGTACACCGATCTGGTCGACCTGCCCGAGACCTTCGCCCTTACCGAAACCGAGGCCGGCGTCACCTATCGCTGGAACATGACGGCCCGCACTGCGGGGTCCGTGGCTGTGAGGATTTCGGCATGAGCGTGCTGGAACTGCTGGCTGCGAGCCGGGCGGCAAAGGCAAGGCAACTTGCACTCTCCGACGACGTCAAGGACGCTTGGGCGGCGCGCCGGGGGGTGGACATGGCCCTGCGCCGGCTGCGCTTCGGCCCGGTTCCCGCCGTCATGGCGACCCCGCCCGCCTTGTCCGTCGTCAACACGACCTCGACGATCGCCACAGGCGAAACGGTCGGGCCGAACGACCGCCGCCTGACTTATGCGGGCGGCGCGCCGCAGCTGGGGACCGGCGCGCCCTACAACACCACAAATTACAACCGCTGGATCACGCAGCCGAGCGGCGCGAACAAGGGCGAGCACGACTGGTCGATACGCTTCGTCACCGATGCGCCGTTCTTCGAAGTCCTGCTGGGTGACTGGAACGGGGCGAGCACCGTAAACATCGCGGTAGACGGCGAACTCATCAGCCGTCGCGCGACGATCAGCTTGCCCAACGCATCGGTTTTGAGCTTTCTGAAGATCGACTTCGGGGCCGATGTGCAGGGGATTTACGCGGTCGTCGCGGTCGCCGCATCTGGGAGCGGTTACGCGCTCGGCGACGTGCTGACCGTTTCTGGCGGGACGGGCGCCGCGATGCAGTTGGTCGTCTGCGGGATCGACGGCTCGGGCGGCGTCACCCGCGTATACGTCAAGTCCGATGGCGCTTACACCGTTGTCCCCGGTAACGGGGCGGCCGTTACCGGCGGCGCTGGAACCGGGGCGACGTTCAACGTCACGGCGGGATCGCCTGCTCGGTCGACGCACACGACGCGCCGCGTGCGCCGGATCGAGATTTTCGGGCGAGGCACGAAATATGGCGGTGTTAAAAAGCCGCCGAACTCGAACATCCATCCTTGGCCGGTCAGCGGCCCGCGCCTGAACGTCATGTGCGACAGCTACGGCGACACGTTCACCGCAGGGCCGATGGGGGGGTGGCCGTACCGCGTGGCGCAGCGGCTCGGGTTCGAAGACGTATGGGTGAATGGTCAAGGCGGGACCGGCTTCATCGCAAACAACGGCGGCGCGCTATGCACCTATCGCGAGCGGCTGAACGACTTCGTGGCGCGGATGCCGGCGAACCCTGCCACGCCGGCGGTCTTCGTCACAGCCGCCTCGATCAACGACAGTGCGCCCGCCGACGCCACTTTGCAGGCCGAAGTTCTCGCTTACTGGACGCAATTTTTCACCACCCCGGCCTATGAGGCCTCGTTCGCGGCGCAGATCGGCATGCTTCGTTCGTCCGGTTCGACGCCTGCGGACAGTAAGCACAACGCGGTGAAGGCCGGGTTCCTGGCGGCCCAGGCGATCTACGATCCGACCGGCCGCCGGAGCGCCTATATCGAGACGCGCGGGACGGGCTACGATGTAATGACTGTGGGCGGCTATGCCGGCGCGACGAACGGCAACGGCAATACCGACTTCTACAACGCAGGGGACGCCGCGCACCCGACGCCCGAAGGCGCGTGGTTCATCGGCGACATGCTAGCCGCCGAGATTCTTGGCGCGTTTCAGGGCTGGCGCTGATGACCAAAGGAGCAATGCATATGGACAGCGGGGCGGGGGTGCAGAGATAATGGAAAAGATCACCTCCCTCCGCGCCGCGCTGGTCGCCCCGAACCCGGAATTCGCCACCGCGCCCGACCGGTTGAAGATCTTCGTCGACGCCGGCCGCGTGGTTTCGCGCTATGGCCCGAAGCTGTCGTATCAGTACCGCTACACCGTCCGCCTCTTCGTCGAAGGCTACACGCGCGGCGCCGATATCCTGATGGTCCCGCTGCTGCTCTGGCTGCGGGTCCATCAGCCCGACCTGCTGCTGAACTTCACCAGGGAAGACGAGGCGATCAAATTCGCCGCCGACATCCTGGACGATGGCAGCGCGGATATCGCCATCACCTTCGAACTCAGCGAGGCGGTGACGCTGCAGGCGCGGCCCGATGGCAGTGGCTGGGACGTGACCCACATGCCCGAGCCATCGCCCGAAGACCCGCCGCTGATCCCCGAACTGCGCCGCGAAGACGGCTCGATCGTCGAATTGGAACAGCTGTATCTCGGCGGCGTGAAGATCCTGCCGCGCGAATGAGCGACGACTTCACCCCGCTCGACAACTTGCTTGAGGGCTTGCTGGAAGGGATCGCATCCGGCGGCCGGCGCAAGCTCAGCAGCGCGATCGCCACGGACCTGCGCAGCGCCAACGCCCGCCGCATCAAGGCGAACGTCACGCCCGATGGCGCCGCCATGGCGCCGCGCAAGGGCGAACCGCGCAAGACCGGCAAGGGACCGTCGCTCTATCGCGGCAGCGCCAAGACCCGCACCCGCTCCGCCAGCAAGGCCAGGATGGCGCGCATGTTCCAGCGCGCCTCGGCCCCGTCGATCCTGCGCCGCGAAGCCGACGAAAACGAAGCCCGCGTCGGCTATCCCGGCGCGGCGGCGCGGATCATGGCGGTGCATCACTACGGCCTGCGCGACACCGTCTCCCGCGAACCCGGCGCGCCCGAGGTGACTTACGCCGCGCGCCCGCTGATCGGCCTCAGCGCCGAAGATCGCGCCCGCACGCTCGACAAGGTTATCGCACACATCGGCGAATAGCCCTGTTGTAGCGCCGCCCGCTACAACAGCCACCGCTGGCCCGTCGCCCCGCTGCGCGACGACATGGCCAAATGTCTGCCGCCACCCCCGCCGTCGATCTGTCGCGCCTGCCCGCGCCATCGGTGGTGGGCGTCTCCGATCTCGAAACGATCGTCGCCGCGCGCCTGGCCGATCTTCAGCAGCGAGACCCCGATTTCGACGCCCTGGTCGAATCCGACCCGGCGCTGAAGCTTCAGGAAACCGACGCCTATCGCGAGCTGATGGCGCTGGCCGCGATCAACGACGCCGCCAGATCGCGCATGCTGGCTTTCGCGCTCGGCCCCGATCTCGATCATCTCGCGGCGTTTTACGATGTCCCCCGCCTGGTCATCGCACCCGCATCGGGCAGCACCCCGGCGGTGATGGAGGGCGACGAAGCTTTCCGCCGCCGCGTCCTGCTGGCGCCGAAGTCCTTCGCCGGGGCCGGGCCGCATGGCGCCTGGCTGTTCCACGCGCTGTCCGCCGATGCCCGTGTCTTGAATGCCGATGTCTGGTCGCCTGCGGCCGGACAGGTCACCGTCGCGGTGCAGAGCCGGGAGGGCGACGGGACCGCTTCCGATGAACTGGTGGAGGCGGTCCGGCTCCATCTGGCGCAGAAGCACATCAAGCCGATGACCGACATGCTGACCGTGCGGTCGGTGGTCAACGTCCCTTATGCGATCGAGGTGCAGGGCTACGTCCAGCCCGGCCCCTCGCTGCAGCTGATCCGCGCCGAAATGATCGCGGCGCTGCAGGCGATGGCCGCCACGCGACGAACGCCGTCGCGCGATGTTCCCCGTTCGGCGATCTACGCCGCCGCCTCGGTCGGGCCGATCGACAAGGTCATCGTCGTCACGCCGTCAGAGGACATCGCCCGGGCGAATGGCGAAGTCGGCGTCTGCACCGCCATCGACGTGACGGTGAGCGACTATGCCGGCTGACGTCACGCCCCTGGTGCCGAACGCCTCCCCCTGGGAGCGCGCGATGGAACAGGTTTCCGGCACGCGCTGGGCCGCGCTCGATATCGCCGCCATCGCGCGCAGCAAGGATCCGTGGACCTGCGACGAATCCGCGCTGCCGTTCCTCGCCTTCGAACTGTCGGTCGATCTCTGGGACGATGCCTGGCCGGTCGAGAAAAAGCGCTGGGCCGTGGCCAACGCAATCCGGCTTCATCGGCTGAAAGGGACCGAGGCCGGCGCCGCCGCGCATCTCGCCCTGGCCGGCAGTCGCCTGGTGCGCGCCGTCACCCCGCCGTCGAAGACGTTCATCGGCGCTTCGCTCACCGATGACGAACGCCGCGCCTGGCTCGCCCGGTTTCCCCAGCTGCGCATCTATCCCTACATCGCCACCCGTCAGGCGCGCTTCGGCAATTTCTCCAACGCGGCGGGCGGTCTCGGCAAGGCGTTCGCCGGCCGCATCTTTCCCCACGACACCGGGGCGCGGGATCGCTTCCGCCGCGAAGCCTGGCTGTTCGAGCCGCGCGACGGCTCGCTCACCCTCCTCACCCACCGTGTCGTCACCCGCCATCGCTTCGGCGGGGAAGCCGTCCAGGCGCAGGAAATCGTGCTGCCCGCCGTCCGGTCGACCGCCTGGTATGCCGGCGACGCGCCGAAGGCGAAGCGCTTCTTCGGCCGCTCCGGCATTACCCAGCGCGTGGTGACGATCCGCACCCCGCTGACTTACGGCTATTCGATCGGGCAGGAACAGTATTTCACCGTGCCCCCCGGCCTCGATCCGATCGACATCCGCCCGGCCATGGTGCGCGAGGAAGGCCCCGTCACCCACGGCACCTTCTTCGCCGGCCGTCCGCTGGTGCGCGGCTTCCTGCCGCCTTCGCGCGCCTGGCGCCGGATCTACGAACAGGTCCACCTCCACGATCCGGAGCGCCTGCCGCTGGGCGGACCGCCGACCACGCACCTTCGCGGAACCCGCCTCAGCTTCCCGGTCAAGACCGCGCACGTCCGCGCGGAGATCCGCGCCCGCCGTTCCGCCCGCGCCTTCGGCCGCTTTGCCGGCGGCTATCTGATCCCCGGCGATCGTCGCCCGCTCGATGCGGCGGTGCGCGCGCTGGCAGCGTCCAAGGCGCTCAGCGACCGGATCTACCTCAATTCGAAGTCGGTGCGCGCGATGCGCGCCGGTGATCGTCAGACCGTCGGCCAATTCCGCGTCGGCGCATTCATCCCCGCCTGAAGGACAGCTCCATGGAACGCCAAGTCATTGCCCGCGACTATCAGGAAACCACGGCCGCCGACCTGAACAACATGCAGGCTTACGCGCAGCAGGCCATCGACCGGCTTATCGCCGACGCGATCGCCGACGGCATCTGGTTTACCGGCTTCGACCATCAGGAAACGGGGACGTGGGAGCTGACGCTTTCGCCCGGGCGCATGATCGAGGACGGCCGGATGTACCGCCGCGACACCGCCAGCGTGCTCAACTTCTACAACATCCGCCCGCTGGTGCAGAAGAAGATCGTCGCGGTGACCGCCTGGGGCCAGACGATCGAAACCGACATTCAGCCCCGCGACTTCCTGATCAATGTCGACACCGGCACCGCCCAGCCCGATTCGGTGGCGATGGAGCGGCTGCGCTCGGCCGAGGTCAGCAGCGTTGCCGGCGCCGAAGCGCCCCAGCCCACCGCCCCGAACATCGCCGCCAACAACGCGCTGGTCGCGCTGGTGACGCTGGGCACGGGCGGTATCGAAGCGGTCCGCCGGATCGAGGAAAACGTGCTGCCGCAGGTTCTCCGCAACCTGATCGCGCTGAATGAAATCTCCGTCTGGCGCGGCGGCGTCGGCGCGGCGATCGACACGATCCGCTCTGACTTGTCCTCTCTCGCTGTCCGCTTCGGCGATTACGTCAGCCGCAACGAGTACGACGCGCTGCGTGATTCGCTGGCTTCGACCAGGGCGGTTGCCGAGCAGGCGCTGGCGCTGATCCGCAACGCCACCCCGCCGACGATCTATCAGTTCATGGACGCGTTCGATAACGCCGCCCAATCGAACCCTGCCGCCGCCGGCTATGCCGCGCTGATCGAGGACGGCGTGCTGACCTTTCCCCTCGCGGTGAACGATCAGCCTGTCGGCGGTCTCGCGCTGGTCAACGCCAACGATCCCAAGGTCAAAGTCGTCGGCAACATGATGACGCCCGCCCTGGCCGATCAGGTCCGCATCGATACCACCGCCGGCCTCAGCGTCGGGCACGCCGATATGCTGGCTTACGCCACGGCCACCCACGATCTCAAGATCGTCCGGCCGAAGAACGTCTGTTTCGAAGCGGGCAAGAGCGGCCGCCTGGTGCGCCAGGTCATCGGCCTGGCCGGCGCCGGCTTCAGCGCCAACCGCTTCGGCCCCGATCGCGTTCCGCCCACGGTCCGCATCGGCAACAAAGCCTATACGCTCAGGAACTGGGCGGAGACCGTCGCGGGCAACGGCATCTGGAACCTCAGCTATTTCCCGGATTCGGTCGATGATCGTCATGATGTCGTCGATTACGAGATCGTCGAGGTGACGAACCACACCGGCCAGGGCCGCGCCTTCACCTTCCTGAATGCCAACCCCGGCTTTCTGACGAAGGTCGAGCTGGAAATCGTCAACGTCGCCAATGCCGGCGATATCCGCGCCGTCCTGCTCGAATGCGATGGCGACGAACCGGATCTGATGAGCTGCCTCGCCTCGGTGACGGTCGCTTACGGCGATCTGCGCGCCGGCCTGAACACCTTCGCCTTCCAGCCCGCCTATCTCCGCCCCGGTCAGCGCTATGCCATCGTGTTCATGAGCCAGGGCAATCACCGGCTGCGCCTGCGCGGGGAGACGCGCCAGATCTCGAAGGGCTGCACGTTCGCCCTGTACAGCGCGAACAAGTGGATCATCCCCGGCGAAATCGCCTCGCTCGATCTCAGCGTGAAGGTCTACTTCGGCACCTATCCGTCCACCCGTGTCGAGGTGGATTTGCAGCCGCTGGAACTGGCCGGCGGCATCGGCGATATCCGCATCGACACGCCGATCGTCGCGCCGCCCGGCACCTCGGTCCGCTTCGAAGGCTACGTCGACGGCAACTGGTACTCGCTGGCGCAGACCGGCGGGTCGCTCCCGGCCTACGACTGGTCCGCGCTCGATCGCACCGTTATCCAGCTGCGCGCTGTGTTCATCGGCACCGGCGATCTCATGCCATCCGTCGGCATCGGCGCGCTTTCCACCTTGCGCGTCTCGCGCGCGGCGGCGGCGCTGAAGCATGTCTCCGCCCAGCGCGATACCGGCGTCGGCCACACCGTCACCAAGGCGCAGGTGACGGCCACCGTGGAAAATTGGGACGCGGCCAACACGCTCACCCTGTCGCTGCTGGTGGCCGGAGCGCCGGTTGCCGCCGCCAGCGTGCAGGATCGCACCGTCATGGGCCGCCTGGTGCGCACCGCCAACTTCACTTTCGCCGCCAACCGATACTTCACCCCGGTGATCGAGGCGACGCGCAACGCCGCGAAGCCGCCGATGTTCATCACCGAACGCACCGAAGCGGCGAGCTGATCCGTGGCCCGCGAATTCGAGGATCGTTACCGGGTCCGCGACAACGACGTTGTCGACGCCGCCTTCTTCAACGACCGGTTCCGGCCGATCGATGACCGCGTGTACAGACTGGAAGAGCGGGACAACGTCGCGACCGAACGGCTCGATGCGGTGGTGTCCGACGCACAGCAACGCGTCGAGCAAGCGCTCACCCCGGTTGTGGAGCAACTGTTCGGCCTGCAGGAAAAGGGCTTTCTGGTCCTGCCGGTGCGCGAAACGCCACCGGCGGCGGTGAACTTCGTCGCCGGCTTGCAGGATATCCCCACGGTCACCGATTCGCGGGCCAGCTTCTTCAATCCCGGCGCATGGGTAGCGCTGCGCCGCACCTCCACCATCGATGACTGGGCCATCGCCAAGGTCGCTTCGTTCGATGCTGCATTTGGCATCCTGTCGGTCGACATCACCCACACCGGCGGCGATCCCGGCCCCCATGCCGATGTGGAAATCACCGCGACCGGCGGCGCCACCATCGCCGAGCTGATGACGCTCGAAGCCGCGACCACCGCCGCGGCGACGATCGCGGTCAACGTCGACGATGCGGTGACCGCCAGGAGCCTGGCGGAGGCAGCACGCAATGCGGCGATGGCCGCTGCTGACGACGCGGCCGATTCGGCAGCAGCGGCGGCCACTTACGATCCCGCGCAGTTCTACACCAAGGGCCAGGTGGACACCGCCCTGGGAGCCAAGGCGAATTCGGCGGCGCTCGCAGCGGTGGCCACGTCCGGGGCCTACAACGATCTTACCGGCAAGCCGGCGCCCGCGATGGCCGACATTCAGGAGTTCGCCGCTTCGGGAACGTGGACGAAGCCAGCGTCGAAGACCATGGCGATGATCGAAATCTGGGGCGGCGGCGGCGGCGGCGGTTCGGGCCGCAGAGGCGCGGCCGGCTCCTATCGCAGTGGTGGCGGCGGTGGAGGCGGCGGCGCTTACGTCCGCAGGTTCGTGAAGCTATCGACCCTGGGCGCGACCGAGACCGTCACCATCGGCGCCGGTGGCCCCGGCGGCGCCAGCCAGACCGCAAACGACACGGATGGAGTTTACGGCGGGGAAGGCAGCGCCACCACTTTCGGCGCTGTCGCCAAAGCATGGGGCGGTGTCGGCGGTGTCGGCGGGAAATCCGCCGTCACCACGGACGGCGGGCGTGGCGGCGGCACGCTGAGCGGGAACCTTGAGCCGTACTGGAATATCGATGGCGGCGCCGCCGGCACCAGCGATCCGGATCGCGGCCCGACTGGCGGCAGCGCGATCAACGGCGGCGGCGGCGGCGGGGCCGGAACGTCCCACACCGGCGGCTCGGGCGGCGGCTCGGCTTACGGCGGCCCCGGCGGCGGCGGCGGCGGCGGCATCAACACCTCGAACCTTTCCGACTTCGGCCGGGAAGGCGGCTCTCAGTCGACAGAGTCGGGCGGCGGCGGTTCCGGGGGAACCATGGCGGCCGGTTCGGCGGGAGCTGCTTTCCGCGGCGGTGGCGGCGGTGCCGGCCGGCTTGCCGGCACCGGCTACGATGGCGGCGCGGGTGGCACCGCGTCCGGTGGCGGCGGTGGTGGCGGCTCCACCAACGGCAATCCGTCTGGCGCCGGCGCACCCGGCGGCAGCGGCTTCGCAAGAATTACCTGCTGGTGAGGATCGGATATGCGTTTCGCCGTTATTTCTGAAGGCCGCGTCGTCAATGTCGCGGAGGCCGAACCGGACTTCGCCCAGGAACAGGGCTGGGTCGAAATCCCCGACGGCTTCGGCATCGGTGATGATTTCGACGGCGCCGCCTTCACCAAGGCCCCGCCTCCGCCCAGCCCCGTCCCGCAAGTCGTCAGCCGCCGACAGGCCAAGCGGGCGCTGCTCGCCGCCGGCCTTCTCGACGATGCCGAGGACGCCATCGCCGCCGCCGACACCGCGACCCGGATCGATTGGGCGGACGCGCTGGAATTCCGCCGGGATCATCCGCTGGTAACGGCAATCGGCGCCGCCCTGCAACTGGACGCCGAAGCCATCGACGATCTGTTCCGCACCGCCGCGACCATCGTCTGACAGCACGCGCTTTGTTGTAGCCCGCCCCGCTACAACAGCCCCGCCTCGCGCCGCGTTTCGGACCGGGCGCATGTGTGCGCCATGCGTGAGGACGATCTTCCCGGCCAGATGGGCGAGCTGATCCGGCATGGCAGGATCGCGTCCGTCGACTTGCCCGCCGGCCGCATCACCGTGGCGCTCGGCGATCTCGAAACACAGCCCATCCGCTTCTTCACCGGCGGGGCCGGCGGCACCAAAGTGTGGAGCCGCCCCAAGATCGGTGAACAGGTCAGCCTGCTCTGCCCCGGCGGCGATATCGAGGGCGCCATTGCGATGCGCGGCATGACCTGCGACGCCTTCCCCCACATCGGCGACGAAGACCGCGAACTGGTGCAGTTCGAAGACGGCGCGACCATCGCCTACAACCCGCAAAGCCACGCGCTGGAAGCTGTCCTGCCCGACGGCGCAACGGTCTCCATCGTCGCCCCCGGCGGCGTCACGATCCAGGCCGATGTGAAGATCGAGGGCGATCTCGAAGTGACCGGCGACGTCAGGGCCGGCGACATCAGCCTGCAGCACCACACCCATTCCGGCGTCCAGGCCGGCGGCTCCAGCACGGGCGAGCCGGAATGAACGGCGTCGACGCCCGCACCGGCAAGCGCCTTTCCGGCGTGGATCACCTGCGCCAGTCGATCGCCGACATCCTGATGACGTCGATCGGCACGCGCACCGCGCGCCGGGACTACGGCTCGATGCTGTTCGAGCTGCTCGGCCGCCCCATGAACCGTCTAGGTAAGGCGCGCCTCTTCGCCGCGACGGCTACCGCGCTGGCCCGCTGGGAGCCGCGCATCCGGCTGACCCGCGTCCGGCTCCTGTCCGACGCCGAAGCCCTGGCCGCGTTCGCCGACGATCCGGATTTTCGCGGTGCCACCGGTGGCCAGTTCGCCCTCATGCTCGAAGGCGTCTCCACCGAAGAACCGGCCCCCAACCAGCTGCTGCAGCTCGCCATCCCGCTCAACTTTCCCCTCCCCGCCTGAGGATTTGCCCCCATGCCCACTTTCCACGGTATCCAGGTCAACGAACCGGTCGAAGGCATCCGCCCGGTCCGTGAAAAAGCCACCGCCGTCATCGGCCTGCTCGCCACCGCCACCGCGGCGAACGGCGCGCCGACCACCGCTCTGAACGAAGCCTTCCCGCTCGACACCCCGGTTCTCGTGACCGACGTGCGCAAGGCGGCCGGTTATGCGGGCACCGGCGGCACGCTCAAGCTCGCCCTGGAAGCGATCGCCGATCAGGGATCGCCGCTGGTGATTGTCGTGCGAGTGGGCATCGCGACCGGCGAAGAGGACGATCCGACGCAGGGCGAGCTGCTGACCGGCGGCACCACAAACGGTGTCTACACCGGCATGCAGGCGTTTCTGACCGCCGAAGCTCGCACCGGCATCCGTCCCCGCATCTTCGGCGCCCCCGGCCTCGACGAACCCGATGTGCTCGAGGATCTGATCGTGGTGGCCGAACGGCTGCGCGGCTTCGTCTACGGCCACTGCCGCGACGAAGATGGCGAACTGTTCTCCACCCGTGACGACGCGGTCGATTATGCGGGCAACTACGGCCAGCGCGAAGTCATGCTGATCTGGCCGGACTTCACCGACTGGGACGGTCAAGCGGTCGCCGTCGCGCTCGGCAAGCGCGCGATGATCGACCACAAGACAGGCTGGCACGATTCGCTGTCCAATCAGGTGGTGAACGGCGTCTCGGGCATCAGCCACGATGTCAGCTTCGACATCCGCAGCCCCAATACCGATGCGGCAGTGCTGAACGGCGCCAACATCACCACGCTTGTGCGGATGAACGGCTTCAAGTTCTGGGGCCTGTGGACCTGCTCCGCCGAACCGATGTTCTCGTTCGAGGTCGCCACCCGCACCGCGCAGTTCATCCAAGACATCATCGCCGATGCCGAGGCACCCTTCGTCGGTCGCCCGATGACGGTCGGCCTGGCGCGCAGCATCGTCGAAACCGCCAACATGCGCCTCGCCAGCTATACCGCGCGCGGCATGCTGATGGGCGGCCGGTGCTGGCTGGACGACAGCCTCAATCCCCAGGACCAGTTGATGGGCGGCGACCTCGCGGCCGACTACGACTATGGCTACGTCGCGCCGCTGGCACAGCTCGCGCTCAACCAGCGCGTCACCGGCAAATATTACCTCGGCTTTGCCGACAAGGTGAACGGCTGATCGCCGCGCCGTACCATCCCGCATCTCGTAGACGAAGGACACCACCATGGGTCTCCCCTCCCAACTCAAGAACTACACCTGCTGGGTCGACGGCGACAGCTACCTCGGCGAAATCGCCGAGGTCAATCTCGGCAAGATCGCCGAGAAGGTCATCGCCATCAGTGCGGGCGGCCTGCTGGGCGAAATCGATTCGCCGGTCGGTCTCGAAAAGTTCGAAGTCGAACTGAAGAGCGCCGGCCTCTGCGATCGCCTGCTTGCCAAGTTCGGCGCCGCCGGTGTCGGTTCCACCCTGCTGCGCTTCGCTGGCGCCTATCAGGAGGACATCGAAGGCAGTGTGAAAGCCGCCGAACTCATCGTGCGCGGCCGCATTCCCGAAATCGATCCCGGCAGCGCCAAGATGGGCGACAAGACCGAAGGCTCGACCAAGATGACCGGCGTCTACCTGAAATGGACGGTTTCCGGGCGCGTGCTGATCGAGATCGACTGGCTGAACTGCATCTTCATCGTCGATGGCGTCGACCGTTACGCGGGTATCCGCGCCGCGATGGGTATCTGATCGGAGACATGACGATGACCGATACCGCTCCCGGCCCGCCCGAAATCAAGACCAGCGTGAACGTCACCCTGGAAGAACCGATCAAGCGGGACGGCGGCGATATCGCCGCCGTC